TACTTCAATAAAGCAGTTTGCTGTTGTTGCCGGATTGGTAAAGCTCAAATACAGCTTGCTGGTGCTGATATTGCTGATCGAGAATCCTTTGCGGTTGGCGTTTGCCGCAAGGATCGTTACGCTGCTGGCGCTGCTGGCAACCCTGGTTGTGGTGGGGGTTCGGCTAGGGACCTCCATCTCTATGGGCCTGAGTCCAAAGTAAGTGGTGTCGTTGTCCCGACCAATCTTGGTCCTATACCAGCCTTGGGTGCCGTAGGTGTACTCAGTGTCGAACTCTGTATGAGTGTCCCCAATGGAGGGGTTAGAGGGAAAAGCCATCTTGCAAAAGGGTAGGGGGTTAATTGCTTAAAACTTGGTCGTGAGTCCCTTGGCTACATGAAGCTTCCAGAGCGAATGTGAACGGGTTGGAACGATTCACGGTTCAGTCTTGATTACGGTGTCCACATTCCAGATGGTGGTTGTGATGCTCCGAAGTAAGTGCTCATTGAAGGTACTCCTTAGTCTTGGTTGGCGGGTTGAAAGAGAGGGTCGCGTTTTGTTTACGAGGGAAATGGATGGGTCGGACAAAGCAGAAGCAGCAGGGGACAGTAAAACCATCCCCTCCCACCCCTAGCTAGTTCGACCACTTCGGGTGAACCACGAAATCACTCAAATAGTCCAACTTCCTTAAGGTCATCAATCATTGCCTTAACTCGCTCAGCAAGCCCCGCAAGGGTGACGGATGACGTGGCGAACGTGGTTCTTGTTGCCGTGCCAGTTGGGGCTCCGTAGTTATTCCTGGTCACAGGGGGTTTGCCGTAGAAGCTCATCCCTGTATTTGTAAGCGTGAGACGCTCATCACCGGCACACAGACCCAGTTTGTTAGTACCGAAGTACATACCAACCGAGGGCTGCGCTGCACGAGACAAAGCCGGAGCAGTTTCACTTCCGTCGTTGAAGTAGACGGGGTTCCTGAAGGTGCGAATCCCGTTTGTAGGATCAACACGAACCTCGTAAGCGGAGGTTCCGAGGGCTGTCATGTTGGGCGAACTCGTGGAGTCGAACATGACATTCTCGATGAACTGGTTGCTAGTACCAGTGTCAACGCCTGCGGAAGCTAGTTCGCTTCCTTGGTTGCCAATCCAAGTGACGAAGGTGGACTGTACGGATGCAGTGTTAGCAGTGCAGAATATCAGGCGACGAGAGCTGAGAGCGTATGTCGTTGCCAGCCCAGCGATAGCACCAAAGCAAGTGTTGTAACGCACCGAACCCTTGGTGCATCCACGGGTGACAATAACATCAGCACCCCCTTTGTCTTCGATGGTCGTACCATCTGCAAGCAGTGTTCCGAGGTTTCTGAAATGGTTATCAGAAATGCTGAATCCATTGCAGTCGTCCGCACGGATCATGATGCCGCACTGACCGCCTGTGTTCCCTGTGATTTCTAGGCTGATGTTGCCATTGCCTATTAGTGTCTCGGCCAGGTAGCCTCTGACACAACCTTGAGCATGGTTGCCAGCAATCTTGGAGAATCCAGTGGAGCGCTTGATAGCATTGCCATGGAAGCAGTTGATATGCACATTTCCTTCAACCAGGCTTCTGCATCTGAGGACTCCCGTAGAGTCGCCACTGACGTAGATACCCAGGTCGCGGCTACCAACGTTTCGGCATCGGAGTACATGCTGCTCCTCGCAGCCATCGACGTAGATCCCTGTATCTCCGCCTGCGGTTTCCCAGTGAACACCTGCAATTGTGGTAACTTCACTGACTACACAAAGCTTCACACCAGACACAGGGGCGCCGAGCACGGTGTAAGCACCACGTATGGATAGACCATCACATGTACCACTACCACCCTGAGTGCCAGCAGGAGCCGGGTACTCAGTACGAAAGGGCACCGAAGTGGATTGCTTCTGGTTCCTTTGGTCGAATGTGCCGCCTGTCCAAGCGAAAACGATACCATCGGCAGGCACACCTACCCCGTCAGCGGGGACCTGAAAACGTATGATGTCGTTATCCAAGTCGGATGCAATAAAGACCGCCTCTGGGTCGCATACTACTCTGGTTGATTTAGTGAGGGGAATGAAGACACCCCCCGAATCAACCCCAGTCCCCACGACTCGATACAGCCCCTTTGGCACAAAGATGTAACCGCCAGTGCTGAATGCTGCAGTCAAAGCCGCAGTATCATCTGCAACCCCATCACCCGCAGCTCCGAAGTCCTTGATGACGTTTTTGAGATAACGAGTCTCGGGATCCGTTGCGTAATACTGCAGGAAAAGGTATTCCCCAGTGGAGTCGTTGTACTGCAGGCGGAAGGTTAGACCTTGGCTGCCCACCAGACCCGCCGTGATCCCCGTGATAAGAGGACTTGTTTCAGCTCCAGTTGAATCCTGTAGCTCAAACAAATCATTGTCGTCGGGGGTTAGCAGGGCCAGTGCCGCCAGATCTACAACCGGCGTGTAGTCCAGAACGAAGGAAACAGCTGCCAACGCAGATTGAGAGAGCGTGACAGCGGTATCCACGTCCCCTTGGATGATTTCACTTAGCTGCAACGCCTGTCGAAAGTTCTCATTGAGACTCGTAGGCGTTATGACACTTGCTGTGTAGGTGTTGAGAGGTTCATCGCCGGGGGGTATCCGACTGATCTCAATGGTCACACCCGCTCCAGGTGCATTGTTGAAGCGGATGACTTGATCATTGAACCACGAGTAAGCCAGCGTCGGAACACCGTTTACCTTGACTTTGATGTGGTTTTTCCGTATGTAGCCGGGGACCACCGTATAGTCGGTAGTCGTGCCATTGCCTACATAGGTGATTTGGTAGGGAGTTGTCATTTCGGTGCCTGTAGCAGAGAGTTCAAATCGTTAGAGAAGGCCGAGTTTCGGGTAGCGGTTTCGCCTCGCCTAAAGCTTTGACGAGCCTCCTTCTGCTGAGTAACGCTCTCAGCAAAGACGGGATCTCGATCAAAGAGGATTCCAATCGCCTGCTGCCTGACCTTGTTCCACTGCCGCTGAAGAACAGCGAGGTGGGGAGGAGCTTCGCTCGGTTCATCTGGGTCGAATGATCTCTCATCCCAAACGTCCGCCACTTCCCGATACCTAGGATCGGTCACAGTTGTTTCCATGACTTCACGCAGGCCAATGTCAAACATGATCTTGTGGATCTTCTGTTGATCCTCGGGCGTTAACTTCAGGCCATGAGGTCCCTTCTTGTTGTTGACGTAGCCAAACCCATCCTTTTCAAGTTGCCACTTAAGGGGGTCCATGTTTTCAGGAGCCACTCGAATCGGACTGTTTGCGTTGTAGAACCCGCCGAGGTAGCTGAGTTCGGGTTGACCAGTCAGGGGATCAATAAAGACCGAGCCCTTGTCCACAAGTCCAGCAGTAGCCACCGCCCAAAGCCTATGAGTCTGAGACTCATACTCTTTTCGGATGGGGTTGAACATGTAATAGAGGGATCGACGCAAACCAGAGCTGGGAAGAGTGTTGTTGACAAGACCAAGCAACACGCCCCTTGCTGTTTCTGGATCGCTACGTGGGTCGAGAACCGTCATCAGATCATTCAGGCTTCTCAGGGCGAGCTTGTCCGTAAACGTTGCTGCTCCTGTAAAGGCCAACTGAGCCATGAGGTTATGCCCAGCGTCAGCCACGCCCGTGTTGATAAGCATGGCAGCATCCCCGGCGACACCCAAAAAGGTGGACACCATCGGAATGGAGCTGTAGTCATACCAAGTATCACCAATACGGATGTGCATTGGCTTCTTGTTGGTAAGTTGCCATGCTCGCCATTCCCTGCTTCCAGGGGGAGGGCCAAACCCGGTGAGGTTCCCAGACATGGCGTAGACGAACCCAGAGCCAGCAACTATCGTGCCAAGACCCACTCGACCGTCATAAACAGCCTTTTTGGCCTGAGCACTTAAGTCGCCCATCTCAGCTTTCGATGCAACGTCCCGATAATCAGCAAGCACCTTCTTGTTGATACCAGGGGCAAACGAAAGCTCATAGCGAAGGATCTCCGCTGGTGTGTTTACCACGGGAACGAACCATTTGAGGATGGGGACTGAGTTCAGGAATCCAGATAGGTCTTGAACAAATTGCCAGGGCTCCGTTTGGAAGGTGGAGTTTGAGACCCATTTCTTGAGTTCAGGATCAATGATCCGCCCATCGGGTGCAAACTTCGTGGTGTCAAACTCACGAGTGAACTTCTCGTAGGCCTCACGAGTGCTACCAGTAGTAGAAGAAGCCTTATACATGCTGTCCATTGCCGCCCATTGACGAGCTGCTAGGTGTTGGAAGGCTTCGTCTCCTGATGTAAGCAGTCGTGTGCCGTAGTCGAAGAGAGGGTTCGTAGTGATGAACTTGTGCTGAAGGTTCAGGAAGTTCGCTGCTGCCTTTTCAGCAGGAGTGTTAGCCCGAGCCAGTAGCTCTTTCAGGGAATCGACCGTGTTAGCCTCAAGCCTGACGTACTTACCCGTGTCCGTATAGCGAAGGTCGCTGGTGTCTTGGCCTCTCATTGCAGCTTTGGCTAGTTGCCAGGCTTCGGGGAGAGCTTGAACAGCTGCCCTGTAACCGGAAAGAGCCATACGAGCGGAATGAATGTCGCCCTTCATCATCGAGTAAATCAATGCGGAGGTCGGTCTTTCTATTGCCGTGTAGCTGTTACCTACCAAGTTACGGGTCTGAGTCACAGTACCACTGAAGATACTTTGAATCATGTTTGTTCCCATATCCTTGATGCCAACGGTGCGTGCCAACTTCCAGAAGGACAATACCTTTTCCGGGTTGCCATCGCTTGCACGAAGCATTGCACCGAGAATGTTCAGGTCATCACGGACCAAATCTTCTCGACCAGCCGTAATAGCTTCCTGAATGCTGCGAACCTTTGAAATAGCTTCATCGAATCCGCTGGTGCCATTGACCTCTGTTGCAAGACTGGTAGTTCCCTTCGCTTGGTCGAGGGGGAGCCCCCATGCCCTTGAAGTGCCCTGACTCATCTCCTGAGTACGCTTACCAAGCTGAAGCATTCCGATCAGGGAATCCAGCATCTTGTCGGTGGTGTTACCCATCGGCTTGCCTTCTTCTGCAAGATCGGCCATCTGCTTGGACAAACGCCAAGCGCGATCACCGAGGTCTCGGAAGAAGATACGGGAAGCGATGATACCAGGGTCAGAGAAGATTCGGGTTTCAGTGTCGTCTTTGTTTTTGACGATCTTGATCAAACCCTGCTCTTCAAAGCTCTTCGTTGGGTCAGGTACTGCGTAGAAGTCCTTCTCACCTGAAGCCTCCTTGATGCGATTCATCGCCTCGTAAGCTTCGCTGATGATCTGCTTGTCTTCAGGACCTGGGTTGGCCAGGGTCTCCCTAACCTTGGGGTTGCTTCCGAAGTCACTGATAGTGTCCTCCACCTTGTCATCCCAACGGAGCCATTTAACTTGCGCGTCGGTCAGGCTGGTAGTTGGGTAGTCAGACTTCAGAGCAACATCAAACGATGTGGGATTGAAAGAAGCAGCACGCTCCTGTGGAAGAAGCGAAAAGTCCTGTGGAGAGTAACCCAGATCAATCCTTTCTTGTATTCCAGCCTGAATATCACGCTGGGTGAAGCCAGGGGTTTGGGTGGTTCCCTGGGCAGCTCCCCTGACCGAGGGCCAAGTAGGCTCCGTGGTCGAGGGCACAGCCTCTCCCGGTTCAGGCCTGACCGTCTCCGGGGCCTCTGGAGCCCGTGGGGCCTCAGTAGGACGGGCGGTGACTTCCTCTGTCCCCCCACGGAATGGGGCCGTTTCTAGGGCCTGTGGGCCTGTAGCCTCGTCGGCAGCCCGAGCAGCCGCAGGAGCCACAGGAGCAGCAGGAGCACCCTCTTCAGTAGCGCGAGCAGGAGGAACGCCCTCAGCAGCAGCAGAAGGCTCTTCTTGTGGCCTTCGCAAGGTCTGCGGTTGACCAGCATCGAGGTCTGCATCTGTGTCACGGGGAGCAGTAGCAGCATCAGCAGCTTCTATATCCAGTGGACTCCCAGGAGCCTCAAGCTCCGCATCGTCAAGGAGACGCAGGTTGATCTCGTCAAAACGTCCCGCCTCTTTTGCGGCATTGTCGAGATTTACGTTTGCATCCTGGTCGATGTATCGGTTGTAGATTTCCGTGCGAAGAGACAGCTCTTCTTCTGGGGTGACTTTACCCTCTGGAATTTTCTTGGCGATCTCCTCACCACCTGGCAGCTTGCTAACTGCTTCGCGTGTAAGAGGAGTGTTTTTTGCCACACGAAGACCTGCAAGGCCCCCCATCAGGAAGCCAAGCCCAGCGCCCTCAAGAGCGTTCTTCAGTCGAGCTGATACTGCTGTGTCATCTTTATCAGATGCCAAGAAGAAAAGAACACTGTCCTGCCACTCTTCGGGCATTACATCCCGAACCAGAGCGGTCAGGTTGCTGTCCCCCTTCCGGGTCATCAAAAGATCAGCAACAACACCTCCTACTTCTCCGCGAACGAGAGCGCCGACCTTGGTTGTGGCCTGAGGAAGTCGAGCCGTAACCCAAGCTCCCGTGCCAATTAGGGATATGAGGCCTTGGCCTAATCGACCACCCGCAGTATTGGGAACCGCAATTCCCGTATCGAGACGCGGTTCGACGTACTTGGGGTGGAAGGGATTTCGACTGGGATCCGTGGGGCGACGAAGAACCTTGTCGGTTTTCATCTGGATCAGATCCCCAAGGAAGGCACCCCCTCCAATAACACCCTCGGCGCTGCGAACAACACCACCCCCGATAGCTTTCTTCAGGTCAGAAACTGGCCTGGTGATCGTGTTGATCTTGTCGGGGATGGTTTGCTTGCCTGTGGCCCTGCGCTGTCTCTCGGCTTGTTCAGCTTGTTCAACAGTTACAGGCGCTTTTCCTGCTGCACCACGGATGACGTTGCCCAGCGCGTTACCGGCGGTTTTCGTGGCCCACTGATACTCATTGTTGATTTTCCTGACTACACGCCCAGCCCCTTCTAAAGGGTTTTGGGTGCGAGCGGGACGTGGCTGAAAACCCTTGAAGCCCTGAGAAGATTTCTCTGGAAGCTTGGGTCTCGGCTTGAGTTCAGGTTTTTGCCTGAGGGATGCTTTCTCCTCTTCAGACATGCGATCAATCGGTGCAGGCGCTCCACCAAGACGCAGGAGGGTGTTGATGTTGGACATTAGTTACTCGGAACTAGGACAAAGATGTGGGAAGTTGCGGCTCCGTAAATAGAGTCGCCATTGTAAGTGCCATTGAATAGTCGGGATCCGCCTGAGCGTGCAATAGCAACGTCGTACCCCCTAGAGCCGGAGTTTGTACCATTCCAGCTGCTATGTCTAGTTTGGAACACAACTGCTCCCGATGGGATCTGACCTCTGCCAACCGCCGCCTTGTATTGCTGGAGGGACATCTGATTGACAACTGCCTTGCCATACGGGCTATCAAGTTTGACCTGACGGCTACCTGGGATGGGTAAGGACTTCCAGCCAAAGCTGTTGATGAATTGAACAGCAGCTCCTCGCGGATTGTTGCCTTCATCATTCCCAGTTGCGTAAGGCTGTGGTATTCCATTGGCAGCCAGGGTTTTCAACACGTTGGTCGTACAGCGCCCTGGTAGCACCTTACCGTTTGCATCCTTTTCGGAGCTGTAAGTGATTTCTCCACCAAGCTTTTGCAGGGTTGCATTCGTTCGGAATCCCGTGGAGCTATTGCTGGTCTGCTGAGACGATCTGGAGTCCAAGTAAGAACGACGTGCCTGTTGGAGAGTCTGTCGAACTCGACCACTGCTGATGGTGGCCTTGTTGACTCCATCATTGTCATACTGACCAACTCCTTTCACGCCTTCAAGGGCGGCCCATTCCCATCCAGCATCATCCACAGCAGCATCAAGGTTGCTGCTTTCACCTTTTATGTAGGCTGATAACGCTTTCCGCTGTCCGCCAAGGATCCAAGCAGCAGCCAATTTGTCCTGATTCTCGGGGGAGAATTTATCAGACATCTTGAGCCCTGCCTTCTCCATTGCAGCTTCCATGGTTCCGGGTATGAACTGGTAGCGACCAATGGCATTATTGCCGGCTTTGGCTCTTGCTTGTGCAAAAGTCATCTGACTGAGACCAGCAATACCAGTCCTGCTTCCTGCTACGGCGTTGTAACCACCAGAGGATTCGCTTTCGCCACTTGCAATCAGGTTCAGGAATGGTCGAAGAACCGATACGGAATCACCCGTACCGCCTTCTGTTCCTTGATTCAGGCGCTGCTCCCGGTCGAGTGCCGCTTGACGTGCTTCGGCTGCCCGCTCTGACTGGATGCTGCGCAGCCTCTCGATCCGTAACCGGGACCGACTGACCCTCTGTTGGGGGACATTCGGATGGTTCAGGAGGGAGGCCTCTTGGGGGGCGACGGGGCGGGCTGCACTGGCTGCCGGGTTGCCGACATCAGGGCCTGCAGGGGCCGTCTGGGTGCCTCTGCTGGCGTTCTCCTGTGACCGGACTACCTCAGCCGCTGGGATGCCGCTGGCGGTCGCCACAGCCGTGACTCGATCTGGGAGAGGAGTTCCATTACGCAGAGCAGCAATAGAATCATCAATCTCCTTGTCGTTCAAGATCACGTCATTGCGTGTCATGAAGCCATTCACGACATCAGGACGCTCACCACGTAGATCCTCGGAGCGACTAGCGGGAACCCTGTTGTTAGGAGCACGAACAGTGATTCGACTTTTGAGATCCCCAGCCGGCCCCTCAAAGATGAGCTGAGGAGGTTTACCGATACCTTCGACACCGGGAACAGGAACTTCACGAGTGCGAATTTGATAGGCCCTGGACTGGATAGCCTCTCGCGCATAGCGCGAAGCCTCTTGTCTGATACCGGGGGTTGTAACCGTACCAGGCGGCTGCCTGTTAATCCAATCGACAAGGTGTAACGCGGTTTCCTCGCCTAGGGTTTCAATCGCATTCTGACCGAAATCTCCAAGCTTTTGGACCGAATTGAATCCAGCCTTTTGGACGATTTCCGTGACGAAGACCTTGCTTGCAATCCCCTTAATCGAGGGATACATCTCTTTCACCGTTTTGGAGCCAGCATCAACCCCGCGACGATTCTGGAGATCCCTGGCTTCAGAGCCGGTCAGGATGCCTTTGGCTTCCATCTCTCCCAGTTCTTCATCGTTTGGGATGAATCCTGTTCTTTGATGGTTCCGCAGGAGGACATCGTACCCATTCTTGGTGTAAGTCAGGGGACGAGTCTTCAGCTCCATCAGCTGCTCGTTGGCCTTTTCGTTACCAGTGGTCTCGACAATAGATTGCAGACGATCAATCCTGGTTTTATTGGCCTTTTCGATAGCAGCTGGATCTGCTCCGGCTTCTGTTAGGTCATTCAGGTGATCTACTTCGATGCGGTCAATCAGCTTGTTGACATCATCGGTCTGGGCTTGGTCTTCAATCCCCTCCTCTTTGGCGATCATGTCAGCAGCAGCTTTGAACGCGGGTGCGTTTTCGCCGTCGCCAACTCGACCAACGCCTGGGTCCGTAGGAGACCTATCAGCCACCTCCAAACCAGCAAGCATGTCAACGTTACCGTCCGCAACTGCAATGTTTAGCAGCTGCTGAGCAACGATCTTGTTCGCTTCACCCTTACCACCTACGAGAGGGGCCAGGAACTGAACTTGACTGTTGTAATACTCGGTCACTTGAGTGGGATTGTTCCAGTCCACCCCCCGGTAGCTAGTGCTCATCCGGTTAGTGATGTCATCAATCTCGTTCTGCTTCTCGATCTTTCGATCTTCTGTGATGATGTTCCGAGCAAGGGAAGATGTTATACCTCCAATGGACTCCCCCAGCTCCTCTTGAACGAGCACAGGGTTGATACCTTCTATCCCGAACTTTTCAAAAAGGAAGGCGTTACCGGCCTGCAGAGCTGCCATTGTCCCTGCCGGGCCTCGTCGGGCCAATGCACGGGGGCTGATCAGCTCGGCGGGGTTCTCGGGGTCGGGGATGACGGGATCTTCTGAGTGGATCCAGACATCGAGCGCCGTGGCCCAGTTGCCCTTGGCAGCCTGGAGGCGACCCTTCGCCCGCCCGTATGCCCTCCACCCGGCCAGAAGGGGGTTGCCGCGCCTCTGATCCGCCGCTTGGACGGGATCGCTGACGGCGAGAGCATCGTTGGAGATGCCCTCCTGCTCAGCAGCATCAGCAAGCGTCCCAGCGGTCGCCTGCATCTGCGCCCGTTGTGTCGGGGTGAGGTCGATCTGAGAAGCTTCGATAAAACTAAGCGCTGCCTCTTGTTTGACAGCCCCCTCAACCGCCCTCTTTGCAACATCCTGAGTGAGTTTGAGAGCAGTCTCAGAAATATCCAAGACGTTCTTGAGATTTCTTTCCCTGACTACAGCTTTGTACTGGCGAAGGTTCGACTGAATTGCATCAGATGTCTGACGATCTTCCTGTCGTTGCTTTAGGCCGAGTGACTGGTTGCGCTGAAACTGCTGATTCTCAAACTTGCGAACCTCTTCAAACTGTTCAATGCGAGATCGAAGAAACTTTTCATTCGCAGCGTCAGTCTGTTGAGTTACTCGGGCGATGTTCTCAAAGCGAAACTGACTAGCAGCAGCAGCGGCTTCCTGGACGGAATCGGTAGCCCTTTTGTCTGTTCTTTCTACGAACCGAGCAGTTTGCTCAAGGGACTTGTTAGCAGCCTCTTGCTGCCTGGCAACCACCCCCTTTCGGCTGGGAGCGGCCACCGTGATTTTGCCTGTTGCCATGAGAAGTTACACCTCTGGAGTGTGTTGCGGGTTGGTTGCTTTTGCTTGCTAGCCAGGTGGCTTGAAGGCTGTGTAATTGCCTACGGCGCTTTGAATGCCTTGAAGGATTCCGCTTGCGAGAATACTTCCACCACCAGAAGGAAGCTTCGGAATACTCGATCCCAGACGGGGCCTGGGCGCGGACATCGGCCTCGATGGAATGAGCGGCTGTAGACCTGGGGTTGCCTGTATCGGCATCGGTTGCAGGAACGGTTGAGGAATCACCGTCCTTGCAACTGGCAGAGGCTCAGGCAGCTTCAGCGGAACCATCGGGCGAAGCTCACGGTTGGAGCGGGCTTCATTCATCTGGCTTCTGGCTTGGAGGCCGATGTCATCCAGCTGGTTATTGCTCTGCCAGATAGCCTGACGTTCCTGAGTATTAAGGGATTCAAGGTTCAGGTTGGTCATTCGTGCAGAAGTATCCAAGGAGTTGTAGATCCTTGCACGATCCATATCTGCCATTTGACCTGCAAGACCTGTGGCATCAGCCAACTTGAATAGCTCAACCTGCTGCTCGCTTCCAAAGAATGCGAGTTCAACACCCATCGACCCCAGCATCAGATCCGATCTGTTGAAGGGATCTGCCATCATCCGGGTTGCCGTTGCCCCACTCCTGCCGGAAGCGGCCACCTGAGAGGACTCGCTGAGCGCCTCTCGACGGGCAACATCCTGCTTGGCCGTGAACTGCTGCATCCGCTTCTCGACCTCCATCTGGAGGGCCTCACCGGAGAAACCAGCCTGCCTCAGCTCACCTCGGTAGCGGGCCTCCACCTGTTTCGCCTGGATGCGGGCCTGATCCGCCTCAGCATTGAACCGAGCCCGACCTTCCTCTGCTTGAATGTTGATCCCAGCTCTTTCAAACCTGAGCCGGTCCTTTTCAAAGGAGTAGGCGTTGGATGCGGCTTGTGAAATCAGTCGGGTGTTTTCACTGAAAGTGCGCTCAGAGGCCTGATACACCCTCAGCTGTTGACTGTAATCCGCCGCTTGCAGGAGTTGGGTTATTTGATAATCCCGCGCCTGAACAGCGTTTTCAGATTTGAACTGGATTTCAGCGTTCGTGTCCGCAGCGAGGTAACGAGCCTGCTCCAGTCTGTTCGCCGTATTCCAGTTTTGCAGAGCTATCGACTGATCAATCTTGTGGGACAGCCGTGCCGAGTTGACAGCGAAATCGAAATTGAGATTCGAGATCGCCTCGTTGTACTCCCAGTCTTCCAACTGAGAAGCGTAAGTAGAAAGTTGCTGCCTTTCTGCTGAACGCCGCTGGGCTTGAGCTTGGTCTTCTGCCTGGTTTCTTCCGAGAATACCGGAAGCGACTCCACTGGCAAGACCAAGGCCCGCCATAACTACGGGTAGGACCATGGTTTAACTACTCCTGAGACCTTTAGTTGTGTAAGTACCTTTCCATGTCACCTCTTGAATGTTTACAGGAAGTGGACATGAGCTGAGGATCCTGAGATCCATGTCATCGCCATCGCAAAGAGTCGGCACTGTCACCTCTCCGATGCGTTTCATGATCAGTTGGCCCAAGGTGTGATCACGAGGTAGAGCCTGTCCGCAATCCTTTGTGTAAGGATCTCGACCAGGAACAGTGATTGAGGCGCCAAACCCTCCACTGCGGAAGGATCGAATCATCACTCTTCTTACCTTGGGCGCATTAGCGACTATCGCCTCTCCATTGCCACCACGTAAGTAGATGTGTTGCATGAGAGCTTCGGCCATAAAGTCATAACCAAGCACCACATCGGTTGACCCGACATTCCCAGGAAGGATGAGGTTGCCGCCCTGGTACTCGGGTTCGTAGTAGACAAACTTGTTGGGGCCACTGAGTACAAACACTTTCGGCGGCTGGCTTGGCGTGTCGTAAAGCGTCCCGGCTACTTGAATGGTAGTTTGGTCTGTCGTCTGGCTGTAGTTCACGTTGAGCGTGAAGTCCATTAGATCCAGGCGCGGGTTGAAAAGAAACCCTTCAAACTCCACACGACCTGCTGGATCACTGACACCCATGGGGATCCTTAGAAGAATTCTCCTGCTGTTGAAGCGGCCCACGGCAAACAGAACACTGTCTTCAAAGTACAAGTGCTCGATGTCCATGGGAAGAGTTATCCTGCTCCACGCGGACAACAGACGCTGCCTGCTCTGATCCTTCCACTGCCAGACGTAGATAGCCTTCGGGTTCTGTCTGCTAGTCAACACAGCAAAACCAAGTTCTTCTTCGATGTCAGCAGTGAAGACACCGCGAGGGATGTAGGTTGGAACTTGCAGGCTTACTGAGTTGGGTCGAGCCAGGTTTGGATCATCGTCTGCATTCGGGAACATCTCGACTAATTCGACCCCTGTATTGCTCTCCACAGCAAGCAGCCAGCTCACTTGGGTTGCCAGGGGTTTCAAGACGGTAGATGTCTTTACCCTTGACGAGACTGTGAGTTTCGCACTGGTAGGGGTAAAGCCGTCATCGCCTCCACGTAGAGAAAACTGTCGGTCTTCAGCGATGCAGATCAGCCTATCGTTGTAGTCGATTGCGTGTCGAAGAACCGTTCTTGTCGTCTCACCTGTGTTTACGTCAATCGGGTCGTCAGCGAGAACCTGAATAGCAGTAGTAGGAAAGAAGTTCAGATAGTCACCGGCCTTGCTGGAGATTACGCTGTCCTCGCTCAACAGTGTGAGTCGATTCAAGTAAAACCCGATTCCAGTGATCTTTCTGTCTACGAACGTCGGCCAAGGCACGGAGGCCAAGGATCCCACGGTTCGATCTGTCCACCTTTCGTTGGCGTAACTGGGATTGCTGTAAGTAACGGTGGCCACACTTGTAACAGTGAAGCTGTCGCCGTTGTTTGCAAGAACAATGTTCCCATTAGTAAACCCGGATCCAGGGCGGATTGGTTCAACAGCAGTAGGGTGACTGTCGTTGTCTATAGCGAGAACACGCAAACGTAATCCCTTGCCAGTACCGCCACGAACAAAGAAGGTCTGACCAAGCCAGTAGCGTCCGTTGAACGGACCTGTAGTAGAAACCGAAGTGACGACCCCGGTAACGTTTACAGTCACAGGAATAGGAGAGATACCATCAAGCGGTCTTACGATCCAAGACCCATCGCCAAGACGCACTATAGCGTGAGGCATTGTGGCGGGTTGAATGGCGTACTGCTCTGAAGGTTGGAGGGTTTCAGACCAAGTACCTGCTACTTCGTCGATGGCGGACACACCGTTGTATTCCACCCAATACCCTTCACCTGTGGAGTTGGTAGGCTTAACCAGCACCGGACGTTGAGCGTAGTAAACGGATGGCAGCTCTTCCACGCTGGAAACTCTGCCGCTGTACCCAACGATTGCATTAGCTGCACGACCACCGGAGACCTCTACCAGGATGGGTCGAGTGTCCGTAGGGTCAGTCCATATAATGCTGATGATGTTACCTGTAACCTGTACTGTCCAAGGTCCGCCAGATGGAAGTGTTGCCACCAAGCTAACAAGGACACCACGGACATTAAGAGATCCAGAAGCAGGAGTAGTGTGCTCCATCACCAAAGTGGAAGCACCTGATGCCCTGATGGCTACGCGGTAGGTGGTTTCATAGCTCAGAGCCCTCAGCTCGACCCAGGCATGTTTCACCCGGTCTGGAGATGTTGCTGCTGCTTTTGCTGCTGTGACCGTCCTGTTCAAGACGAAAACAAAGTCACCAGTCTGGAGAACTTCAAGTTCCCCCGGTGCTTTGTGAGTCAGGTAGGTCGAGGCCTGTTGTCCAACGGTGTATTGCTCACCGGACAAGGCATCGGAAACGGATGTGATTCCATTTGTGCCTATGTGGATCAAGTAGTTCTCTTGGTCGCCCAACTTGACATTGAAGTAGGACCCAGTGTTCGACCCAGGTACTTCGGAGATAAACTCAGACCCAGAGCGCTTACTGAGCCCCCATACAAGGTCTGCCATGAAGTTGTCGCAGACCCTAACGCTGTTGGGTGATGCTTGGGAATCGATGGCCTCGGACACTCCACCAATGAGAGGCGGAAGTGTTTGTTGAATAGCGCTCATGCTCAGGACCTCCAGACAGCATCAAATGGGGTGTAGCCTCTGTGGCTGTTTCTGCCGTTCCAGTCTTGAAGCATGTTCACCTCGGGGACATCACCTTCGTAGGCAAGGCAATCAGCTCTCAATCGTTCTTCATCGATGGAGATGAGCTGAACAACCTCCCTAGAGCCTTGACTGCGAGTAGCGAAAACCCGACATGCACGAGCAGCAATATAAGCCCTGAAAGGAAGTGGAAGTTCCTCAAAGGGAAACCGCCAGACTATGTTGACTGTCACTGTGTCGGTGAAGATGAATGAGTGACTGTGGGTGTCGTAAAGCTTGCCCTGTCGCTCGACCAAGTTATACAGCCTGTCACGTTGATTGCTTTGGTTTTGCGTGATGTAGAGGGCGTTGGTGGGAACGATCAGGTTTCCGTTGCTGTCAGGGACAATCGGATAGTTTTCTTCTCGGTTGAAACGCCACCGCTCCTGTTGGACCTCGCGTGTCACCTGATCAAGAGTCAGAGCAGCAGTATCAATTTCAGGGTTTCCAGCGGTTACTTCGGTAACAGGGGCCTCACCGATACTGACAAGCATCTGGTTGATAGCGTCAAGAGTGGTCATGGTTGGTATGTATCCTGTCTAGGTACAAAAAAGGAAGGCCCCACACCCATAAAAGAGTGTGGAGCCGACCGAGAGAGGTGGACGTGAAAGAACTCGTCAGGAGATGGTGTCGCGGTTGTCGAAGGAACCAGCCACGGACACGCGCACAGGAGCACAGCCCATAGACAGTTTGCCAACGATCAGGTCGCCCTGATACACAACGCGGGTGTCTTCACCAGTGGTTTCCACGGTGGGACCGATTGCAGTGACACAACCAGCAGCTTCTTGGTGGTAAACCAGACCGCACATGTTAGCGAAGTCTGCGGCTTGGCCGTAGTTGTTCCGCTCACCAAAGGAGGGGCCGGTCACACCAGCAGCCAGGGCGCCGTTGGCGATCACTTCGCCGGTGGGCGAGCCATAGCGACCCAGGAAGGGCACGTTGTTGCTTTGGCGGATCTTGATGCCAGCGATCTCATAGAGGCCAGTACCGCTGTTCATGTCGCCTTGGCTGTTGCCGTAATCCCGGTTCAGGATGTTGGTATCGACTTGGCTCAGCAGGGTGTAATACTGACGTGGAGATAGAACGGAGAAACGACCGTCCTTGGGAGCACTGATTTCGTCGAGACGAGCAGCAGCTTCAAAGTGGGCATCCACCAGAGCTTGAGCGTCGTACTGGTTGCCAGTACCTAGTGCAATGCGGAAACCACCGGGTTCGCCGGACACAGCATTAGCGAGGGTGGAAGCGCGGCCCAGCACACGACCAACGATGCGGTCGTAGCGTTCAGCCAGGGCTTGACCAATCTGACGGGCGATAGGAGCACGAGTGCTGTATTGCGCCAGGATTTCATCCAGGTTGTAGAGGAAGGCCTGGGAGGTCAGAAGGTCGTCAACGGTCACAGTGGTCTCGGCCACTTTCAGCTTCTGAGCCGTATCCAGCAGGCTGGTGCCAGGGACGTGGTAGGAGCTGGTCATGCGGCCAGTGTGGATGAACTGATGAGAGACCGCGCCACTGATCTCAGCGTTCATCACGGTTTCCTTGAAGATCAAGGAGTTGTTGAAGGCTTGATAAATCTCGCCTCGGAAAGTCTTGAGGTAAAGGGCACGCTCAGAGTTTGCGCCGTTTACCTGGCCCTGCCATTGGATACCCGCAGAAGCGGTCCCCGCAGGGGTATTGGACATTGTTCCAGCCATTTTCGGTTACTCGGGAGGAAGGAAGAAAAAAAAAAGGGGGGGGGGTGAAGGTGGGACCGCAGTGCCAAGCGCTTGGCTTTTGGGTCCTTTGAAGAAGCTTCGCAGATCAGAGGGTTGTCCAACGCATCGGGCCAACTAATCCACAGGCGCCTGGTTTTTTTGATGTGAGGTCCAGCCCTCGATAGCACCAAAGGGAGTCGAACCCTCATTGCCTCCATAAGAAAGAGGCGTCATCCCGTTAGACCATGGTGCAAAAAAAAAATGACCCACCTGTGGTTGCACTTGAAGTACAGCCAGGGAGATGGGCTCTATCCGTAGAACGGCTTCTAAGGTTTCAAGGTATTACCTAGAGAAGGTTGTCAGGGCTCACAGCAATGCGAGCCATAACATCACTGCGATAAGCCGGATCGCGTTCATAACGGCGATCAGACATCGCTGCAGCCACTTCCTGTCTTGAGCGGAAGGGCCTTGCTCCAGGCTCGGTGGATCCGGGTCGGCCTCGGAGGGGAGACCCTTGGAAGTCTGCATTGGCTCTGAAGCGGGCCATGAGGCCCTCGGTGGCCAGCTTGATGGCGGACACGTTGCCAGATGCCAGGACGGCGTTGTAGGCCTCCTGATCGGCCTCTGGGAGGTTCTGGTTTCCCCAGGTGATCATGGCGTCGAAGCTCGCCTGTCCACCCACGGATTCAAGGATGGCATTGGCATCCTCTTGGGTTAGCTGTACTGCCTCTTGGTCGCCTTGCTCATCTTGGCCTGGGCCTTGGTCTGAGCCTTGGTCTTGGGCTGGGCCTTGGTCTTGGCCTTGGTCTTGGCCGCTTTCTTGGCTGCTTTCTTGGCCATCTTGGCCGCGCTGTTCATCTGAGGCATCATCATCGGAGGACTCCGTTTGCGGGGTGGATTCGGTCTTGTCTTTGGGCTGGCCTAGTTTCTTTTCAAGCTCAAGGTAGGCCTTTTCAAGATCCTCGGCGGTGCGGAACTTACCGGCGAACTGGAGACTATTTTGTTCAGTCTCCTGAGCGTCTTTGTAAGCTCGGGCGCTTTGCTCTCTCTCCTGCTGTTCGAGACGTTCCCCGATTGCAAGAGATTCTTTTTCTGCTGGTGTGAGTTCAGTTGCCATTGTCGGTTGGTGCTGTGTAGAAGACCTTGGTTGTCCCAGGGCGAGGTGATGTGACCTTTTTGGGGGCTCCCTTTGAGGGACCGATTTTCCGCCGACTGACATCTAATGTCACAGGGCGGCCTTTAATGGGTGGAGACTGATTAGCTTGGGCCTTGTCCCCCGTATCACGTTCACGCTCAGGAGATTCAATGGGTTTCGATGACCCTTCTGTTGGACGCGGACGTGGGGGAGTTGAGGCTTTACCCGCCAGAGGCGGGCTGCTGTTCTGCTGCTGCGGCATTTTGTTGGATTTCCTGAGATTTGACTTCGGCGTTGGCCAGTTGACCAACCTGATTCAGCATCGACTGTTTCTCCATTTCCTCCTGACCCCGAGCGCTCTCCTGCTGTAGCTCTTCTGCTGTCTTGACCAGGCCAAGACCATCGACGCCTACAGAAGCGAGAAGACGATTTACAAACTCTGTGGGGTGCAGGTAGGTAGAGAGAGCTTGTGGCCCCAACGTTTGAGCCACGGTGGTAGCGAAGATCAGAAGGGCTTCACGATCTTGACCGCGACCAATGCCATCCAGTCCGGTAACAATCGTCGGAAGAACCAGTCCTTCAGGAAGGGGAGGCAGCTGCTTATTCTGACGGAGAAGGAACAACTTACGGCGTAGGTAGGGCTGCAGTAGATCCACAGTGATGTTGCTCATGTTCCCACCAAGTTGCTCATTGAGTTCCTGTTGGGTCGCTCTGATCTCTTCGGCTGTAGTCCTTTCAGATTGACGCGGACTGAAGACAAGGAAAGCCTCGTCAAGTCGCTGGGTCAACCGTTGGATCATTGCTTCTGCTACTGCTAGATCAGCCGCCTTCTGAGCTTGCACCACACTGACATCATCTCTACGACCAGTGATGATGGCATTGTTCTTACACGCTGCCAAGGTGTTGGGAGTAACAGTAGCAGAAGGGCTAATCATCCAGATCAGCTTGGCGCTACCGGCGGCACCTTCGACCAGGGATTGCATGAGGCTGTCCAGAGAACGGAGATCCCCTAGGTACTCTTCAATACGCCCCCGTCCATAGTCCTCACCATCGACTCGATTGAATCGCAGGGGAAGCCAAGGACATACTTGGTCTTTTGCTTGGCCTTCGGTGTTGGGAATCTTTTGACCAAGGGCCTCTTGATGCCACCGCCACATTTCATCCCTTGTGTCGTACCTGACCCAAGTGAAAACCTCCACTTCATCATCCGACATAGGGGTTTCACTGATGACACCAGCGCTTTGCTGATTGTTGGAGCGACTTGAAACCCCGACTGGGCCTGGCAGGTTTAGCTCAGAACGCTTGACCACTTCTACCGTGAGAATTTCGTGTGCCTTTTCACCTCCCTCTCGATCCACTACATAGCGGTTGAGCGGGTAGATCCTCAGGCTTTCGTTATCCGGCATGAAAGCCAGTACGTTCCCCGTGGTTACTAGGTGCTTGAAGGCCCCGAACAGCACAGCCCGGTCCTGTGTTTCCGAGATGTGCTGGTTCACGATCCGCTCAGAGCGAGCCAGTACCTGATCAACCTCCGACTTGATTGCGGCGTTCAATTCAGGATTGTTGACGAACTCGCCGTCATTGATCTGGAGCTTGAAGAAGCTCGTACTAGGAGGCATCACACTCAGAAGGAGTTTCGATGCCATGACGTTTACCCCCCTTGCACCAACGCTCTGCCAAGGCTCTCTGAGGGTTGCATTTTCAGATGTCCCTGATCGAGTGAGGAGGTAAGGGATCGTCATCTCGGCACATCTACGTGCCATGTCAAGAAAGGTTTGCCTACGGGTAGCAAGCTCCAGATACCGTGTCATGGCACCTGATACAACCATCTCTTCTTGGTTCTCTGATTTCTTGGTGGGTTTCATACTCTGTTACTCCTGAATCCGGTGAGACCCTGCATTTGACGTGCTCTGCTTGCTTGCTGGGCAGTGCTGAATCCAGTGAGAGCTGGAGCCGCGTTTACCCGAATTGGAGCTTGCTGAAGTCCAATCTGTTCAAAGGGATCGCCAGCGGTAACACCATCAATCCTGCTGCTGATTTGTTCAGTTCTGCTTGGGCGCTGAGGCAGGCTAGCGATTTGTGACTGAGACCGTGCTATAGCTGCTTCGGCTTGCTGATTGCTGCGGGCTATAGCAGCCATCTGCCTATCTGTAGAACGGGTCAATCGACCCATGCTTTGATCAAGTAGCCGGTTGTAGGTGCTCAGCGATCTCTGGGATTCAGCAGTCATCGTCCTCAACATCTCGTCCATCCCTCCGAGGCTTCTCTGAAGGGCAAGATCGATAAGTCCCGACTGCTGCTGTCTGAACCCCTTCATCTCTCCACTCTGTCGTGAAATGAAGTCCTTGTATTGACTTCTGGTTATCAGGTTTTGGAGAGTGTCAGAACGGAGTTGTGCTTCAAAAGGCTTCCGAGCAGGAGCAGTAGCAGCAAAGCTCTCGATCTTTGTGAGGTCCTTTTCCCCTAGCTTTCCATCCTTCGCCAGTTTCCTGATTAGGTCTGCAGTACCTTCAAGGGACTCTTCATTGAGTCTCTCACCCGGTCGCATTGCCTCGGTCACTGATCTGACTTCTCTTACGAGGGGCTTGATCAGTTTTTTCTTCGCATTGACGGGCTTGTTGAACCCGGCGATCTTGACTTTTTTGCTCATTGCAGGGGACCGTCACGTAGTAATCGTAGGTGATCGATGACTTCCAATGCACCAGTTCTTACGCCTTGCTCGTACTCGGAGAGGAATTGCCGAGGGAATTTGTCTGGATACATTGTTTCAAGTTTTTGGATTGCGTCTTGCAAGGTGACAGGCGTAGCCATGGTAGAAAAGACTAATGTGGGTTGGTCAGAGATGCAGCTTGTTGGGCATCCAGAGTAGGGGTTTGCCTGAATCGAAATCGTACTCGCCAGGTCGAAGGATTCGGGCTAGTCGAGCAGTGCGAAGAGCGTCATCACGGGTCATTCCAGCCTTCTCATAGGCAGTAACGATTGTATCCCATGGATTCTTTGCTTCTTCAAGGATTTTCTGGGCAGTGAATTCCCCTACACCGGGCACCCCTTTGTATCCGTCAACCTGATCGCCAGTAAGCACCTGTGTGTAGAAGAAGTCGTCTGCTTCTTTCAGGGTTACATTGAAGTCAACTTCGTTGTTGTAGTGACGACAGGCGATTTGCTTCATGTCCTTGTCGGGGGACACCAAGATAAAGTCCGACATGTCTTGGTGACAATGCAGCCCTAGGGCATCATCCGCTTCCAGTTGGGGGTAGCGAATGACTTTGTATTTGGACTCGCACCATTGAACCAGTTTGCGGTAGCCAACAGGCTTTCGTCTGATTCTGCGACCTTTGTAGTCGGGGTCGATTTTCTTTCGGAAGTTGTCCGAAGACGAGAAGTAGAGGGTTACTTGGTTCGTCTCGAATTGACATTTGAGGCTGGTGATTGTTCGCTCAAATGTTTTAACCACTTCCCTGAAGTTAGAGGAGATCGTGGTCAGGTCGTCACCCCAGTCCAACTCTTCTTCGTTTTGCTGGCAAGCCCTGTAGGCGTAAAAGTCGGCATCAAGTCGAAGCTCAGTGACAGTCTGCCCAATTCGATCCCTCTTGTACTTCGGCGGCAAGGGGGACCTTGAGTTGGAGTTCTGTGCCAACGGCTGGCATGGTTTCTTTAAGGATTTTTTTGATGGAGATTGCATGAGTTGGCGTGGCTGCTAGTTGTTGTTCGTCGTGGATGAATCCGAGAGGCTGATAGTCAACCCCGAGACGGAGACCCAGGCTTTCAATGTTCTGGTGAGTCTTTGTGACCCAGTTCTTGCAAACGATTGCTCCTGCCGACTGGAGCAGGTAGTTCAGAGCAGCGTGCTTCGCGCCTTGGAGGCGGATTGGACGGCCATCGAGACCCTTGAGCACACCCGTCTGAGACTTTTCTTTTACAGCTTTGAGGAGCTGACTAAGGCCTGGGATCGCTTGTAGGAACTTTCGACGGACGCTGGCCCCAAGCTTTGCGGCATCTTTGCCCTTGAGCAGTGGGTTGACCGTCATGCCGATTTTTTCGTCACCCGCTCCGTAAATGAAAGCGTAGGTAATCGCCTTCACTGCTTTACGACTAACACCAATTGCGTCTGCATTGATCTGATGGATGTCGCCATTGACCGCAATGCTTGCAAATCTTCCCCCGTCAAAGAATGCGAGGTAGTGTCCCAGCATCCGCAGCTCAAGGCCGGAAGCATCGGCTCCTATCTGAACCATTCCCTGTGGGGGTAGGAAGAGAGCACGACAACGAGGATCGCTAGGAACTTGGGCAAGGTTTGGCCTGCTATGGGTGTTGCGTCCTGTGTTTGTAGCAAGTTGACAACTGTGATGGATCCTTCCAGCCGATGTCACCTGCTTAAGCCAGGCGTTCTTCCCCTCACTCAGTTGGCCGATTGTTTTCTGCAGCTTCAGCAGACGACCAAGGGCTTGACTCTCCTCTGTGCCGATGGACATCAGAATCGAATCGTTGATACTCGGCTTGCCTGTTTTAGTGAACTCTTCTGGAGTCCAGTCCCGCCACGTCTTAAACGCCCAAGTGATGTGATCCCTTGAGGTTGGGTTGAATTCGACCAGCCTGGTAAAGGGTGCGTTTTTGATGTAGCCATATCCACGGTGATCCTTTTTGGGACGCATCATGTCTCCAGCAACGTAAGGGAATGTGGCTCGCATTGCATCTGCTAGCTGTTCCGATTCACCCCTGAGAACTCCTTCGAGTCTTTCTGCTGCTGCTACGTCAAAGGGCCAACCAAGTCTTTCCTGTTGAGTCATGATTCTGGCGCACTCATGCTCGGTCCTGATAGACTGTTCATAAGGTGCGATCTGATCTTCAAACACACGGAAGAGCCTTTCTGTCACTGAAACGTCCTGAGCGCAGTAGTCTTCCATCTCTGGAGACCACGCAGCCCAGTCAGTCATTTGACCGAAATCGCCTTTGTGCTTTTTCAGTCGATACCCCCAGGCTTCAAGCGTGTGACGACCATAGGCTTTAAGGGGCATGTGAACCAGCTTCCTGCGGAGGTCTCGATACCGGATGTCCGGGTAGAAGAGACGACTCAGGATCAGGGTGTCAATCACCTCTCCCTTGTATTCAAGGGTTGGGTAGAACTGTTGAATCACTGGAAGGTCAAAGCCGACTATGTTGTGTCCAACTAGCAGCTTGGCCTGGGCAAGGAGATTCACACCTTCTTCGATGGGTCGATCCCTACCTGTGCTGTTAAACCTGAACACTTGATTGGTGTCCAAGTCCATCACAACAAGGCAGTGGATGCGGTCGAGACCTTGACGTGGTAGGCCGTTTGTCTCGATGTCGATTACGAGCCTCATAGGTATCTCCGTTGGGTCGTGCTAGATAACCGAGAGCTTGCCATGATCAAAACGGATCTGCATCTGATGCAATCGGGTTCTGGCGGATGGAAGCAGTGGAATCCTCCTCCAGTCTGCCCGTCAGCACGTTGTAACGGAGCCCACAGGCTGGCCCAGTCTTCCCATTGAAACGATTCTTAAGAACCCGCACGAAGCTGTGGTCCTCCCCAGCGCTCAGATTGCGCTCAAGGGCGATCACCATATCCGAGAGCTGGACAATCGAGTGCGAGCCCCTGAGGTGCCCCAGGCTGACCTGCTGGCCGTCCTCGTGCCCCCTGTCGCCCTGAGGACGCCGGAGGTGGCTGATGAGGAGCATCCCTACCCCTGTCTCCTCCACGAAAGACCGCAGGCGGGTCATTGTGACATCGATCAGTTTGCGCTCGTCATGGGTCTCGTTGCCAGACATGAGGATTGAGAGGTGGTCGAGGATGATCCACTTCACCTCCTTGGCTAGGGCCATGAATCTGCAGTCTGCAATAACTGCATCTGGATCCACCGAGCCAAAGCCGTCACGCAAGAACACCCGACCAGTTCCTAGAGATACATCAAAGGCATCTCGCAGTTCAGATTCGGGAAGGCTGTTGTCAATGTGAAGAGGCCTATTGGCTTTCACCGACATCAGCCGCAGAGTTGTTCTTTGCAGGCTTTCCTCAAGAGCGATGTAACCGACACTCTGGTTTTGATCGACCAAGTATTGGGCTACTTCTCCGCAGAACGTGGACTTACCAACGCCGGAGCCAGCCGTGACTGTGACAAGCTCCCTGTACCTAAGACCGCCAGTAACACTGTCGAGACCAGCGTAAGGCCAAGAAGCGTCCCTACCACGTAATGGGCGAATTGCCAGATCAAATAGCTCTCTCCCGTCGATGACGGTTTTAGGGCTGTACTGCTTTTTGTTGAAGAGGGCCTGTCGAATCGCTTCTGTGTCTTTTTTGACAAGGGCCTCATTGGCGTCTTTGTAGGTATCGATTCGAGCAATGTAGAGTTTGTCGTGCGGGAACAAGGTCGCACAGTCTTGCACTGCCTCGATACCTGCCTCGTCATTGTCGAAGAAGAGAACGATCTCTTCAAAGCCCATTAGCCACTTCAACTGATGCTGAAGCGCTTTCTTGGCTGAGTTTGCTCCACCCGGAAGGGACACAACGGGCCATGTATTCCTTGTCTGATAGACGGAGAGGCAGTCGATCTCCCCTTCCGTGATGACAATGGCTTTACCTTGGCCCCAGAGCTGCTGACCAAACAACGTGTGATCAGTGTTCTTTCCGTACCACTTGAACTCCTTCTTGGTATCTCTACTTTTGAAGGCGACCAGTTGACCGGCTGTTGTGTAGTAGGGGAATCCGATTGTTCGAGTGTCTGAATCAACGCGGACATTGAACTTCTTGCAAGTCTCCTCTGTAATGCCTCTGGTCCTTAAGGGAATAATTTCACCAGGGAAATCCATGGACAAAGATGCGTTGGTGTACTTGAGGCTTGTGGAGTAATCGTCTGTGGCTGCTGTATGACGACCACAGCTGTAACAGTGTTCATGACCATCGGAGTAGAGAGAATTGGCATCGCTGCTTCCGCACTCAGGACATGCCTGATGGCAGATGAATTCTGAGGTCGATTCTCTCATTGGAACCACTCGTTAGGAACGAAGTTGTAATGAGCCCATTCAAACCCATGTGCCTCGGCCCACTCCGCATAGGTTGTTTCCGAATCCTTGCTAAGCAAGTTGCGGGGGTTCTGGAAGACCAGGCGAATGTCAAGCTCGGGATGCGCTTCTTTGACCGCCAGCATTTTACGACGATCTTCTGGCTTGAACCAACCCTTGGTCTCAAGGATCACACCGTTAGGCAGAACGAAATCAGGGATGTACTCCGATTGAATTGTGTAGGGCAGCTTGAGTGATTCGTACTCAAAGGAGTGGTCGTTAAGATCCAGCCATTTGGCAACCCTTTCTTCAAGCTTGGACCTGTAGCGACTATCGGGCGATGCCACTGAAAGGTCCTCCTCCATGCCCGCAGTAGCAGGAGATTCACCAGAAGGCTCTGATGCTGCTACTGCTGCTGGTTTGGCTTGAACAGGCTCTTGATTGCCCTCCTCGGTGCCATTGAAGATAGAAGCAACAGTCCGTGACGTTATCTCCTCAGCTTCCTTTTGAGGCCCAGACACCAGCTTGAGGATCTGAGCACCCATCACCTTCATGCTGCAGCCAACCTTATTCCCGTAGATATAGGGCTTCAGGTCGATGATGAGCTTGACCTCGGTGCCCGCCCAGATGCCGGTGTGTATGTCGATGGGATTCCCTTCCGTATCGACCCAGGGGAACATCGGGGGGTTGTTAGGCCCGGCGTAGCCGTATTTCACGAAGCCGTTCTCTTCCCACTTTGGAAGTGCTTTTTCGTGACGCTTGCCCTCAAACTTGGCTTCACCCCATGCGAGACCTTTTTCGTAGTATTCGTTGAAGGTGGAAAGATTCTCCCGTGGGATCTTGAAGCAGATGGTGCAGTTGTTGTATCTGCCACGAGGCTTAAGGGCGTTGGTGTAGCCCTCAAGGGTTGTGGTGATTACGAATCGGTTGGAATTGGAAGACATGGTGTTGGTGTGGTGATTGGTGGTTAGCGGCTGGCGCTTAGCTCAAGGGATTCGGTGATTGAATCCTCGGTGTTGGCTGCTTTCTCTGTCAGTAGCTCGATAGCAATGTCTTGTGCCATGAGGCAGCCCGAAAGGTCGAGACCCTGATTAGCTGCGATAGAGAAACCAGAATGCCCGTAGCAAGCAACCACAAACTCGTCGAAACTTAGTTCCGCCATTTCTTGGTAGAACCTGAAGAGGTGTTCGACGACATCACGCTGCCAGCCTGTGAGCTTGATAACTCGGTCGATAGGTGTTGAATCGGTGAGGATGGACATGGCCCTGATGGTGGTGTTGGTGGTTGTCACTAAAAGCAGCTAATCAGCAGAATAAGTGCGGTGAGCACCTAGAGCTGTTGATGTCCAAAGTGTTGATCATTACTGACTCATCGAAAGATGCGCCAATCTGATCTGCCCACTGTTGGAGTACGGGTTGACCGTAAAGGTCTGCAAACACCTCGCGGATCCGGTTGTTAATCGAATCCATATCACAGGAGCGCATCAAGACACAATCGTGGATGACCGTGAATGGACGTGACTCCCTCTCAAAGACGAGGTGAAGCAATGTTGCATCGAGGCTATGGATCAAGTTAGGAGCAGAAGCCCCTTTATGGTGGGAGATGTCCGGTTCATCAACCTCGTATTGAAGGTTGGACTGGACGTGTTTACCCAAGAGAGTAGTCTTGACCCTTTCCACCTGGACCTTCCGCAAGTCTTGAACGACTGTGAAACCGGAAGGAGTGACCCATGAAATCTTGGTACTACCAGACTCCTTGATCACTTGTGCGACGGACTTCTGGATGAAGCCCATTGCCCTGATTGGCCCCGGAATGACGGCAGGGATCGCCTTTGTGTAGATGGCCCTAACGATCTCAGACAGCGTAACATCCTCGGGCAGCTCCTGGGGGAGTTCCTGTCGGATGTAGTCCCTGGCTGACTTCAGGGTGACGCCATAAGGGACTGTCATCACTGTCCGTTTTGTTACCTTGCGATTAAGTAGGGGGTGAACCGACTTAGGCAGGTAATCCTTGGCTTTGTTAGCCACTACAGCATAGGCATCTGTAGGACTTTCTGTTGGAACTACGTTGACCAGCCCAGCGGCAGACTTATCAAGAGTCAGGGCACTGAGATGCTGCAAGCCGGAGCAAGTAGCATCAACGGAGATTGGAAGACTTGACCAATCCCTGCTTCTCTGGATAACACACTCGTTGTACTCGATGCAAGCTGCAAGAAAGCACCAAGGCTCACTTACACCTGCCCAGTCATTACGATGAGTGAATGGGTCGTCTGCTATTAACGAGATCAGCCTGTGGTTTTCCTTTACCCACTGCTGCCGCTTTTCCATTGAAGCTTTGTCGAGCCCGTAAGTAGTAGCCACCTGAAAGGCGAGCCAATACTCATTCACCGGACCTCTCTCTGCAAACAGGAAAAGCGCCCTTTCAAAGTCTGTGCCTTGAGGGCTGAGGCTAGTGACCAATGGATAAACCCTACCTCGGTAGTCAAACGACCAAGGGATCCAGAACACATCGTCAAGGATCTTCCTAACCACGAACAAGCACTCGTCTGAGCGGTAGTTCTTTTGAGACAGCGTGTGGTTGTAGTCCTCGATCCGCGTCCTTTCCCGCCTGTACTGGATCTTGGCGTCGTCTGAAGCCGTGTCCCAGTCAGGTTTGGTAGGGGGTTCAACAGGTCTCTCTTGGGAGAAGGCACCGACTGAGATACCAGTTTGCTGGCACTCCAGCGCTACCTCGTACACAACCCTGTTCACAACGTAAGGCACCCGCTGCAACGTGTTGAGCATCGCCAGAGCCGGGGTCCCATTGAGTTCTGGCAATAATGCACCACTTCTCCGCGTGCGGATCATTCTTGTGGTAGAGCGCAGCTCTTCCGTGAGGTAGCCGCCTCGTCGAGAGTCGCTCCAAGGCAGCGGTTCACAAAGCATGGGCCAGTTGCACCAAGCCAATTGCTCGGCCTGTTCCAGAAGGGCCAAGCGAGCCTCCATGAACTCGTCAGTAGCCACAACCAAGAGGCCCCTCTTTTTGGGGCCAAACTGATGGAGCGTTGTACGTGCCCAACCAGTAGTGGTGATAAGGCGGTCAAACAACCATGCCCCAATCTTGTGCTTGGTCTTAGGTGTCCACTTAGGGATGGGGCATCCCAGTTTCTTCATGCGTGCCCGGTACTCGCAGACTGCGTAGAAGTACCCTTTCCGCTTCTGCTTCTGATCCTGCTGGATGAAGTAGAAGATGTCAGGATGCTTCTTCTGAAACTCCTGCAGCACGTACTCGTCGTAAACTGCTCGACCAATGATGTTGCACAAGACTTGGTAGGTGTTCCTAGGCCACTGCAGCTTTGTATGGTCGAGGACCATCTTGGCTGTAATCAAGGCGAGGACGGCTGGTTCCATGTCCTTGACGAAAGCAACGGACTCTCCGTACTCAGTTGCACTTCCCTGGGAGACAGCGGAAATCTTTTTAGCGATCTCCTCTGTGATGCTCCTTAGGCCGTGGCTGATGAACTTTCTGCCATAGATAGTGACACTTCCTTGCCCGCGCTCCTCAGAGCGTTTGGTACGTTCCCGAAGCCGGGTAAGGGCTTCTTCTTTGGCGGAACACTCAAGGTTCCATTGTCTTTGAACAAGTGAGTCGTTCATTTTCCTGTCTGGTGTGGTGTGGTGCGGTCAAAGCAGGGGCCTCATTTAGTCATCGGGTACGCCCTCGCCCTCCATGTCTAGGCAGAACTCCAAGAAAGCAATGACCAGCTTGTTGTAAGCTTTTTGCAAGGACTTTCTCACTTTGGGGTCGGCGTGAAGGTCCTTGTTCTTGACAACATACTCAATAGCTTCATGTTCTTTCTTGATCATCTTACTAGGTCCAAGCTCTCTGAGTCTTTTGATTACGTCGAGGTAGATCCTCCCGTCTCCCCCTTCTTCGTCTGAAGAATAGGTAAGGCGAACTCTTAGGGACATCTCACCATTCCTCCTCACGAGAGACGTTGATAATGGTTGCATTGGGGCCACTCAGTTCAAGGGCTGTCGAGTAGGCCTGTTCGGTGGAAACTGCTTGCAGGTGAAAGACTCCCTTGGATGTTTGGATCACGTAAGGCAGGGGCATCAAGAGAGTAAGAGCAGCAGCAGCAGCAGCGGTAACAGCAGTAGTAGAAACAGCGGTGAGGTGGGACATGGTGTTGGATGGTGTGTGGTGTTGATGTGCGTAATACCCTGAAGGTATTAGCAATAAAGCCCAATCCTACGACAGTTAAGAACAAAACTGCCTGACGATCTTGGCTACCTCTTCCGAGGTGTGCGAGTGAGCGATGGTAAAGGCCTCCCATTCGTGGGGATGCGTGGCCCTGTTCTGGTAACGGGCTAGTA